TTATATGCTGCAATTTGAATTTTTAAATAGTCAGTATTATTTGTCAGCATTGCATAAGGATACCTCAAAACCTTGGCAGTCTTATCCTCACCACCTTTACCTTTTTGAGTAGTTCCTTTACTTTGACCTGTACCAGGATTTTGTCTTCTTGCTTTAACACGAGCTTCAGTTGCTGCGTGCAAATCTGTATGTGACATTACACACTTTTTAGTTATTTAGACGGAAATTGGCGAAAGGTATCATTTGCAAATCTTTTACCTCTGATGGATAGACTTCATAAAGTCCTCCAGCGACTTCATTCCAAGTATATTGTTTAGTTTCATTCCAGTGGAAGTTCAATCCACGGAAACCCCAAGCAAATATATCAGTCACGGCAACGAAAGGGTTTTGGTCGTAGTTTATTTGTGGGGTCTTTGCATTGTATATAAAGATGTAAATTTTACCCGCTTCAGGTATCTTTGGTCCTTCGTCTAGAACTGATATTAGTTCTACCATAATATCATCGGGATCTTTGATACCAATAATACTGTCACTTATCCCACGGACTCGGTTTACATTTGTATCCGTATCTGTGGGTCTTTTTGTTTTTTGTTGCTTGACTGTCTTTCTAGGCATTATTTGATACCTAATTCTTTCTCAGTAAAGACTCTGAACTCAAAACCTCTATCAAGACACCATTCCTTTGCTGCTTCCCACTTTGCCTGGTTTTTAGCATACTCATATGCCTCACGAATGTAACCTTGTGTTTGTCTCTTTGGTTTTGGTGGAGGTGTAGTTTGTCTCAAAGGTTTTACTTCAATCAGGGAAGACTTAATTCTTCCATCAGCATCTCTATATTTGATAAAGAAATCTGGAAAATACCTATGAACTCTATTGTCTATTGGTGAGCGATAGGGAATACAGAATTCTTCTGACTGCCATTCTAAAATATTTTCATTGAGGTCACAATATCTCATCATTTTGCGCTCCCAAAGAGAGCGGTAAATAATATTGGTTGGGTCGCCTTTGTATTTCTTTGGATTAGAAGGTTGATATTTTCCTTTGTATGCCATCTAAATACTTAATAATGTAAGACTCGTATAAGGTATTTAGAGTGGTAAGACCCCGTAAAATATCTGATTTCAAACCAACATTTTCAAACCTAGCACAAACATCACACTATCAAGTGATCTTTGCTGGACTGCCAACTGACCTGAGACAACATCTCAATGTTCGTGGAGTTGGATATAGATTTATAACAGAGACTTCTGGTCTTCTCTGTTACAATGCAGTTCTTCCTGGTAGTAGACTTGCTACTGCCGATATTGTTGGTAACTTTATGGGTGTGTCGGAGAAGATGGCACATACCAGACTCTTCACTCAAATTCAACTAGAATTTTATGTTGATAAGGAATATAAGACGCTGAAGTTCTTAGACCACTGGATGGAATTCATTGGTAATGGTTCTGGGCAGAGACAGAGTGATGCTGGATATTATTACAGAATGGAGTATCCAGATTCTTATAAGTCAAACCAAACTAAAATTATTAAATTTGACAGAGACTATAAAGAAGAAATAGAATATACATTCTATGGTATGTTCCCGATTGATTTATCATCAACAACAGTCAAGTATGATAGTTCTGAAGTATTGAAGGCAACTGCTACTTTTAGTTTCGATAGATATCTTTCTGGTAAGTTTGATAGTTATTCTGTTCGTCAAGGTTTACATAATAATCTAGAATTAGGTGAGGGAAGAATTTCTAAAATAACACCAACCGGAGATGGAGATGGTTCTTTAGACTATGAGATAGATCCTGTTCGTGGACAATTTTCTAGAGGATCTGGTGAAGGCGGTGCTGGTGATGCTCTTGGAGGATTGGGTGGAATTGGCATAAGAAATCCTGTTGTTGAAAGACCTCAATAAATAATCATATCTGAACTTTTTGGGTCGTTATGCCTTTACCAAAAATCTCTACGCCAACATATGAGTTGGAATTACCTTCGACTGGAAAGAAAATTAAATATAGACCATTTCTAGTCAAAGAAGAAAAAATTCTTATCATCGCCATGGAAAGCGAGGATGAGAAACAAATTACAAATGCAATTAAAGAAGTTATCTCCAGTTGTATTATCACTCGTGGAGTCAAGGTAGACCAACTCTCTACTTTTGACATTGAGTATCTCTTCCTCAACATCAGAGGTAAATCTGTTGGTGAAGAAGTTGAAGTGATGGTCACTTGTCCCGATGATGGAGTAACTCAAGTACCAACATCCATCAACTTGGATGATATTAAAGTACAAAAAGGTAAGAACCATAGTAGAGATATTAAACTTGATGATGATTTGATTCTTCGTATGAAGTATCCATCTGTTGATGAATTCATCAAGAATAATTTTGGCGGTCAAGATATTACTGTCGATAATACTTTTGATTTGATTGCTTCTTGTGTAGAGCAAGTGTATTCTGAAGAAGAATCTTGGTCTGCTGCTGATTGCACAAAGAAAGAGTTGACGCAGTTTTTGGAACAGTTGAGTTCCAAGCAGTTCAAAGAGATTGAAATCTTCTTTGAGACCATGCCAAAACTGTCACACACGGTTAATGTAAAAAATCCCAATACTGGTGTTGACAATGAGATTGTTTTGGAGGGTTTGACTGCTTTTTTCGGGTGAGTATGGCTCATGAAGACCTTGAGTCATACTTCAAAGTGAATTTTGCCTTGATGCAGCATCATAAATACTCTTTGACAGAACTTGAAAATATGATACCTTGGGAAAGGGAAGTTTATCTTACTCTTCTCCAACAGTTTATTGAGGAAGAGAATCTAAAGCAAAAGCAAGCAGAACTAAATGGCTGAGGCAATACGAGGTAGAGTATCACCATATACCTTTTTAGGTCGAACTCCGCAGGAGAGAGTTCAACAGGCAGGTGCTGATGATACTACCGCTGCGCTCAGACAAAATCAACTTGCTCTCTTAAATGTAAATAATTCTCTTGCTAGAATTGCACAACAGGTTAGTGTTTTATCTGCATCTCTGCAAGGTATTGGTAATCAAATTAGAGAAACTTCTGTTATTGATAATTTAAGAGAGCAGCAAAAAGCAAGACAAGAAAGAGCATTAGCAGAAAGGCAGATAAGAGAAGGAAAAGAAAGTCAAATTGAAGCAAAGATACAAGCAGCTCTCTTAACACCAGTTAGAAAAATAGGAGCAAAGGCAAGAGGAACTTTATTTAATCTTGGTCGATTCTTTAATTTATTGTTAGGTGGTTTTTTAGTCAATCGCATAATAAAAACTGCAGGAGAATTATCAGAGAAGGGGCAGTTTAGTCTTCAAAATCTTGGATCTAGGATTATTAAAGACCTTGCTGTTGTTGGCGGAATATTCATTGGTATTAATGGTGGATTCACCGGAATCTTATCAACATTGATAAGACTATCTGGATTAATTGGGAGATTGGCAATCAAAGGGATCATTATGAGACCTCTCAATCTTATGTTGGGGGCAGTGAAAGGAGTATTTACAACTTTAGGTGCTGTTTTGGGGGGAATCACATTTCCTAATCTCTTGAATGCAGGTACAAAAGCAGCTGCTCCCCTTGCCCAACAAGCAGTGCCCATAGCTGCTGGTGCTGCAACAATGATGCAGCAGGGGCAACAAAGACAAGCACCTGCTCCGACAAGGGGAGGAAGATCGCCAGGTGTTCCTGTGCCAAGAGTTGCTCCATTAATTGCGGGTCTTTTTAACTTCTTTACCGGAGGTAGTCTTGGAGAATCATTGACTGCTGGTGGATTAGCATTAGCACCAAGATTACTTGGATTGGCTGGTCCATATGGTCTTGCTGCTAGTATTGGATTGCCATTCTTGGCAAACCTGGCATATAGGCAGATACAACCAACTGCTGAGAGTTTTGTACCTCAACTTGGATTTACAAAAGATGATTTATTCAAAACACTGACAAAAAGTGCCAAAGGGAATGCTCCAAAAGTTAATGTTGTAAATTTAGATGGAGGAACAAAAGGTGATCAACAGAATATTCCAGCAACTCTTGGTGGTTCAACAGAATTGCCAGTAGTATCAAGTTCAAATCCAAGTAATTTCTACTTGATGTATTCACAAATACAATACAATGTAGTAGGATAGTATGGCAAATTCTACACTAGCATTAGGTTCATCTTTAAATTTAAAAAGAATTAACAAATCAGTAACATCTCTTGGTGAGAATGTAAGAAAGGCACAGATGTCTTCTGCGTCAATAAGTAAGTCTTTAATGGAAGGAAATAGAGATAAAAGAAAATCACTCTCTCTTGCATCCACTTTATTCAGAAGGAGAAGAGAAGCGATTTTAAGAAGAGAAAAAGAGGATATTCTTGAGGCGGGCAGTGTTGTGGGTGCAGTCAGAAGAACTGGTAAAGTAGTGATGAATAGTACCAAAGGATTTTTGGGAAGAATCCTTGATTATGTTGGTTCTATTCTCGTTGGTTGGGCAATATTAAATCTTCCAAAAATTATTGAACTTGCTTCTGGTCTTATAGAAAGAATGCAGAAGTACTTTGGAGTGCTTCGAGGATTTGTTAGTGGTGTCTCTGACTTTTTTCTAGGATTACCAGGTAAGATAGGTGAAATATTTAATGGTATAAACAGTTTTAATTTTGGATCTATAAAAGATATTTTTGATAAAACATTAGAAAAATTACAAGATTCCTTTCAATTAATTCAAAATACAATCAACAAATTTATCAATAAATTTAATAAGTTAAAAACTTATAAAGATGTTCTCAAAGAACTAGATCTTCCTGAGAATATATTAGATATACCTGCACTAGAACAACTTAAAAAAGTGTTGGGTATGGAGGATGATACTCAAAATCAGGGTGGATCCAATAATAATCAGGGAGGAGGAGCATCCACAACTAGTCAAACTGAAAGTGCTGGAGGAGGAACACGGTCTAGTAATCCACTATTACAACTGATAAGTGGTGCAGAAGGTGGATATGATTCAATGTATCCAAGTGAAAAATATCCACAAATGCTTAATATGACTATGACTGAGTTGGTAGCATTTCAAAAGTTAAAGTTGAAGGATGGTAGGGCATCTGCTGCTG